GTGACGTCGGTAGAAAGCGGCCCGCCACCCGACAGCCCCGAGCCGGCGATAACCTGCGTGGTCTTGGGGACGAGCGTCGGGTCATGCCCCACATAGCCCGTCGCCGTCATTACGTCACCGTCACGGCGCCGTTAGTTGCGGCTGGTGGCGCTACCGTCGTGATGTTGAAGGCATAGTGGTCACCCGCCGCGAGCGCCGCACCTCCGAGGTAGCCGGATGGCGGCAGCGTGGTCGGGAAGCCGCCCCAGATCGAGCCGACGCTCTGTGTCTCGAACTTCGTGCCGAACTGGAGGTTCGAATTCTCCACGGTGAAGTCGTCGACCTGCGCGTTGAGATTGTTGAAGAAGGCCCAGTAGACATACTGCTGGAGACCGGCGGCATTGCAGGCGTTACGGCCGGCGACCTGCTGCCAGACTTCCACGCTGAAGTGATTTGACAGCAGCGCATCCGTGAAGATCGCACCGGTACCGGTCACGCCGCTTGCCTGGATGAGTCGAGCCCCGGTCATCAGCGAGATCACGTCGGGGTTGAGCACACACCAGAGCGCATCGTTCTGGACGCGCTTGAGCTGCCCCGGATCCTTCTGGTTGACGCAGAGCGCGCCCGACGCGGTCTTCTGGACGAACTCGGTACCGTCTTCGTACTGTGGGCTCGGCTTGAGCGAGATGAAGCCGGCCTCGACCACTTGGAGTGAGCCGGAGCCGGTGACGATGTTCCCGCAGGTGTTCAAGGACATCACGCGCATGACGGTGCCCTTGATCGCGGTTACGTTTGTCGAAGTCATGATCTCTCCGTCACGGCGTACCGGTGGAAGTGGCGATGAACGAAGCGGTATTCACGAGCTGGGCGAACAGGCAGCAGTCATAGCCGAGGAGATATGTCCGCTCGATGATCGCCTTGACGGTGTTAATCGAACGGTTGACTGGTGCGGCGCCGTCAAGAAGGTACATATCCGGCTCACCGCGGTACATGAAGACCGGGCCGGTCGCGTACATCCATGCGGTCCCCAGCGCCGGAGCGGTTCCGCTCGGACTGGTGCCCGGATAGCCGGCCCCGATGGCGATGGTGTTGCCGTTGGGCGTGATGAGCCGGTTGCCCTGCTTCGTCAGCAGCAGCGCGAGCGTAGGCGCGAGCGCCTGCGGTACGTGGATCGTCCCAGTCCCGTTGAGACAGGTCGCAAGGGCGGCTTCGAGCGCGCCGAGCGCGTCGACCACGTTGAGCGCGGCGCCGGTTGGAACCGTGGCTGCCTGCTGGAGCGTGATGGCCGGCCCGATGTTGCCCGAGCTGACCCCTTCGACGGTCGCGGCGTTGGCCGCCAGATGCGGAAATACGCCGTTGGCCTGGCCGCCGGAATTGTTGCGCTCGGGCGCGAGGCCGGTCCAGAAGGTCCGCTCGACCTGGAAGGTCTCGAAGCGGTTGAGCGCTTGGCGCATTACCTCTTCGCGCCGCTCGTAAAAGTCGACCGGTGAGCAGTCGACCTCGGCGAAGACCGTGAACGGCGTGGCGCCCCAGAAGGAGCGCGTGGTCGTGGCCGCCTTCGCCGGGATCGAGCCCGTGCCGGTGATGCCCGGGGCCGAGGTCGTGCAGGCATCCAGCGTGACGCCCATCCCACCGCAGGTGTCGACGTACGTGACGCCCATCTGCCAGTGCGGATCGGTGGACGGACGCGGATCGACGACCGTGAGCAGACCATACGGAGACGGCTGGAAGGTGGGCGGATCGACGATAAGACGCATAGAGTTTGACATCCCTGGTTACGCCTCCTTTCGTATCGATCCGCCCACCTTCGGCACTGCTTAGATGCCGGTCGCTGTCAGGCCGACCGCTGTGGTACCGGTCGGGACGGAGCCCGAGGCACCCAGGGTGACGATGCGCGACTCATGGCCGATCTTGGCCAGGAGGAAGAACTCCTCCGACCACGCGGCCGTGTAGTCGTTGGTCGCGTTTAGCGTCGAGTCCCGGATGATGCCGAGGTCCAGGTTGAGCCCGTTACCACGCAGCCAGGTCCCGGCCGGGTAGATCAGGAACCGGACGGTTGCCGGCCACGCGCCGTTCAGCGCGCTCGACTGGCCGAACTGGTTGGTGCCACGGACGTCGAAGTCCTGCACGAGCTGGAGACGGATGTTCCGCACGGTGAACCAGGCCGCGATCATGGCATTGGTCACGGCGAAGGAGTTCTCGGCCGAAGCCATACCCGAGCGTCGCGAGATGTCCGCGCGGAGCAGGCCCATGACCCAGCTCGGCATGATGACTTCGAGCACGTCCGAGTCGTTCATCGCGTACTTCGTCCGCAGATCCCACGCCTGGTGCTCGACACCCGCGAGGATGTCTGTGACGGGGCTGGAGTTGGTCTGCGTGAGCGTGACCGCCGTGGACTGCGCGATCAACGCATTGACGAAGAAGCTGTTCACCCGGTGGAAGTGCGCCGCGTTGACCAGCCGCAAGAAGTTGGCGATCTGCTCGGGCCATGCGTCCGTGGTGAGGTTGCCGGCCGTGATGCAGATGCCTTCGCCTTCGAGCCGGACCTCGTTGAAGCTTGCGCAGGGTACCCGGGCGCAGGTCTTCGATCCGGATTGCGCGGTACCGGTGGCCGCGGCGATGTCCTGCGTCTCGGTCCAGTGCCACAGACCGGTCGAGCTGGCCAGATCGCCGAAGCTCGGGGAGGTCGGGAAGCGGACACCACCGCGCTGGATGCCGGTCGTCGGGAGGTCGAGCGCGCCGTCCATGCCGACGATGTTGTAGAAGTCGTAGCGGATCTCCGACGGCGAGCACCAGCCGCCCGCGGCGACGAGCGCCTGTGGATTGGCCGCTGCCTGCATGACCTCCCAGGTCTGCTCCGCGGAAGACTGGTCGCTGAGCATGTGGCGGAAGCTGCGCTGGAGCTGGGCGATCGGGATCCGTGCGCACTCGCGCCAGTCACCCTCGTGCCCCAGCACACCGAACTTCATTTCCGGCTGGCGACCGGTGATGTCCAGGTAATCGCCTCGGATCGGCCGGCCGTGGGCCAGCGCGCGGCCGGCAGCGGTCTGCACCCGTGCGCGGTGCTTGTAGGCGTCGACCAGCTTGCGCATGTCGGCGATCTCGGCACCCTGCGTGAAGCCGGGGATGTCCGAGGAGGCGACCAGCACGCTCGCGTCGAACTGCTGATCCACCGATGGCGCGTTGCCGGCCGGAACACGCTTGGCCGCTTCGGAGAGCCGGACGTTCAGCTTGTTGCGGTCGTCACGTACGACATCACCCGCCGGAACCTTCCGGCGTCCACCCGCGACGAGCGCAGGCTCAGCCGGCACACCCTCGGCGCCTTCCTCGACGGGCGCACCCTCGCCACCCTCGTCGGGCTCGGCCTCGGCGTCGGGATCGGCGTGCACCCGGGCACGCAGCCCCTCGATCTCGGCCTTCTGCGCCTCGACCGCGGCAGCGCGCTCGCTCTGGTTGGTGCGCGCCGCCTCGATGCTCTCGGCGAGCTGCGTGGCACGCGCCAGACCGTCCGCGTCGATGTCGCCCTCGGTGAGGGTGTCGAATTCGCCTTCGGCGGTCGAGAGGAAGCTCGCCAGCTCCTCGTCGGTCAGGGCAGCGAGGTCGCTAGGGATCTCGACGCCCTTGTTTGCGTCCTTCTTGTCAGCAGGCATCCGCGAAATCCCCTCGCGCGCTCATGAGTTGGGGAGCGAGGTAATACCCTCGCGTTGATCGCGAATGTAGCAGGTCTTATAGCGTCCTGTCACCGAAGCGAATCAGAAGCCCCCGCGTTTTGTAGCGCGTTCGTTGCGCTCGCGGCGTTACGAGCGGCTTCGGCAGCCGCTTCGACACGCTGACGTGCCTCCGCGGCCAGCCGCTCCGCGTCGCTTGTGGTGATCACCCGTCCGCCGTTCTGGCACGAGCACATTGAAGATCACTCCTTCGAGGGGTGAATGCGCGCACGCAGTGCTGCGGCACGGGAAGCTGGGTCGCGGCCGAGCCGACGCTGCAAGCTCGCGGCGACCAGCGCGAGCGCGGGGCGATCAGCCAGCGCGCCGAGCGCCGCGGCGTCCGGCAGCATCCCGGCCGCGGTGAGACCGACCTGGACACCATCGGAGACCTGAGCACGAAGACGCGGCACCGGGAAGCCGGGGACGTTGACCGCGAGCATCGCCACGAGCCGCAGCTTGCCACCGAAGCGCCGCCAATCGCCGGACAGCTTCGCCGCTCCCAGCTCCATGACGCGGCCGGCCGGCGTACCGGGCTTGATCACGCCCGCGACCCAGATGCCGTGATCGTCGTTGCCAGACGCCACCAGCGCCACGCACGAGCCTGTGTGATCATAGTGCTCGGCGGCCCGGCGCGGGTCACCCGTGGTCGGTGCGTGACCGGTGCCCAGCGTGATCGAACCGACCGCGACACGCTCGCCACCTGCGGTCAGCACCTCGCCGAGCCGGAAGTAGTCGTGCGTCTCCTCGTACGGTGGCGTAACGCAAGCGTTCGGGAAACTCGTGTGGCATGTGCTCCAGAGAGCGGCGTGGCCGCTGACATACTGCCAGCCGTTTGCATCGGGCTCGGAGACACTGACCGCCGTCGCCGCGGTGAAGCCGGGGTCGGCGAACATCCAGTCCGGTGGCGCGATCGGCGCTTGCGTCGGGCTCGCGCTCGCGTAGAGCGCCTGAAGATCGTCGGAAAGCGCCTCGACCGAGAAGTCCTGTGGCGCGAGGTGCAGCACCCGAAGGTGTTCGGCGAGGTGCGCGTGCATCGCCTTGCGGTCCGCCAGCGTGACGCCACGAAGCGGCTTTGTCATCACGGCCGAGAGCGCCGCGGCGCACGCGGTCAGGTCCGGGCCTCCTGCGTTGCGGCAGCCGTGGGGCAGGATCTTCTCGACCGTATCGGCGTAGCTCGTACCACCGGTGACGCCCGGCGCCGCCGTGATCGTGCTGTCGACCAGCTCGATACGTGCCTCAATGAAGGCCGGGATCCCGACCATCGTCGCCCCACGGATGCGCCCAGCGTGGAAGACGGTCAGCTCGGGGGCCGCGAAGAGGTCCATCAGGCCGTCGCT